TTGCTGATATTGACTGTGTGAATAATAAATTATATCTCATAATTGTTTGAGATTGATACTTGAATGGGTCAGCATTCTCATCTACAGAAACTCCCTCTTCTAAAGTCCCCAAATCAACGATACCCGTTATCATTCTTGATGGAATATCACCAAGATTTCTTTCACTTCCCTTAATTGGAGGAAGACTTAGTTTCTGTCCTAAGTTATTAGAGTCACTCACATAATCTTTTAAGGAGAACTTTCCTTTTTCTGGGTGAGTGAAACTAAAATTCAAAGGATTGAAGAATGCACGTTGAGAAGAATATGTACCCAGTCTAAGTTTTTTAAGTAAATCATTATTTCTGTTTACATTATACGATAGAATAATTCTATCGTTCCCCTGCTGTTCCCTACCTTTTCCTACAGCATCCTGTGCATAATATGTTGCTACAGGTTTTTGTGCAATCAACTTATCAATTGATTTAAAATGATACCCTTCTTTTGTTTGGTAGAAGAAGTATCCTGCTGTACCATCGCCAGTCATTTCTGGTACACCTTTTGATGCTAACCAGGTTAAAATAGTAAATGGTTTTCTCATGTTACCAATAAAACCATACTTATTCATAGTTTTATCAATATCAACTGGTTTGTTATGTGCCAGGTAATCTTTAATAATTTTCGCTACAGATGTGGATATTGGTGAAGACGTTGGAAACTTAATAGGAACTCTAGAAGTTTCATTAGATATTGCTTCCCTTGAGCAGAGATTAAGAACAAATGTTTCTGTATTCTCTGTGGTAATTACATTTGAAATACTAGACACATATAACTGATCACCCTCTCTTGAAAAATCTAGAGGAACATTTGTTTTAGTGTTTTCTTTTATTCTAATAGAAACTCTTTCACCACCTCTAAGTGGCAATCCTTGATTGACGGTGGTACCATTGATTACGTCACCTGTTGTGGTGACCAGTATTTTCGCTGTAATTGTTGGCGATAATACATCCTCATAGTAATCCAGTCTTTCAACACCAACTCTTAAGTCTACGGTGTCACTTGCATTTACCGTTGACTCAATAATTATTTCTTCATATACTGATCTTTCTGACGCTGACATTATACCTGTGCGAGTTCGTGGATAAGGAGGTCTGTTATATTTAACCCACCAGAACTAGAGGCAATATTGATGGATCCTTGAGGCATTGAAGAACCAGGAGGATTATATCTACTAGCACTTTGTGCAGGTCCAGTTTGTGAATCTGGTGATTGAATAACCGTTGGTTGTTTTTGTGGTCTATTAAAATTCTGTGCAATATTTCTTGATGGTGGCGTAAATGAATTTGGATTGGATTTACTTGGAGGTGTTAAATTTGCTGCTGTTTTTTGACCTTCAACCTTTGCAGTTGTGAGTTTGATTAAAGAAACATATGGTGCAGGATTTTTATTACCACCATACCTCATCTGACCTCTAACAGTATCTGCTTCAAGGTGTATATGTGGTCCAGTGCTTCTACCAGTGCTACCAGTAGTAGCAAAAGAAGTTCCTGCAGGTAGTTTTTTACCTGCAGTAGCATGAACAAAACTATTACAATGTGCAAATCTTAATTGAATTCCCATAGATGGAACCCAAATATCAATGACCTTACCATAATTGCCACCATCAGCGACACCAACAACTTCGGCGTCAACTGTTAGTGCAATGAATAAGTTTGGATCAACTCCAATATCAATACCACCATGACTACCATGTGGTCTAGGTGAACCAGGAACATCTGTGATTGTTGCTGGAGCACCAATGAATGAAACATCATCTCCTTTACGATAACTCGTTGAGGGATTAATCTGTGGTTCTGCTGCCCTTCTTGATACTTGTTGTGGAGGAGGTGATTGTTTTTTATATTCAATTTCAACTGGTGGTGTGCCTTTTACCTTTTCAAATGCTGCTTGTGCTCCAGGGAGATAATCCTTATATGACTCATTAGTGTATGCACCCCAAGCACCAAGACCTTGAGAATTTAGAAGTGCAAGTGCTGCTTTAGCATTTACAACAGGATCATAAAGTTCTTCATTTGAAGAAATGCCAAATTGTTTTCTTCTTTCTTCACCCATGCGACCAAGCATGTTAATTTGCCACAGTCCTAATGAAAATTCATTTTTCTTTTCTGGGTCCAATCCAGACTTTACAGTATCAATCGTAGGATCTCCACCAGATTCTGCCAATGCTATGGCAACCATAGATGAAACCTTATCCTCAGGCATTCCAACACTTCTAGCCAAATTGGTTAATTTCTCTGCATCATAAGATTGTGATGCTGGATATGTTACTTGTGGTGATTGTTGATTAACACGCTGATCGGGATTTCTGGTACCACTTTCTTCTTCAGTTTCAAGACCTAAAATCTTTTTAACTTCTTTTACAATGTCAAAATTTTTGAACTTATCTGCCATCAAATTATAATCATTAACAATCCTATCAAGACCTGTTTGAACCTTCTGTGTATTTTCCTCCATCAAACGTTCTTCATTTTTAGCATCAAATAATGATGCACCATCAATGGATTTACTACTTGATTCTAATTGTGAATTAAACGTACTATAAAATTCGGTTATCCCGTCAAACCATCCTGTTAAAAATCTAGAAGCTCTTTGTATTCTACCAATTAAATCGGAGACACTTTTAATAATTGTTGGTAAATTTGTTAAGACCCATCCAAGAACGATGGTCCCAACAAAGTCCATCACTCTACCTAAGAATCCCTTTGTACTTCCAGAAATAGCTCTAGATGCACTCGATACAAGATTTCCAACTTGTCCAGCTTCAACAACAGACTCTCTTTCCTTTCTTTGAACTGCTGCCCTTCTAATATCAAACAGTTCTCTTTTTCTTAGTAATGCTTGTTCTTTCTTTCTATTACCACTGTCTAAACTCGCTGCAATATTAGTAGAGGTTTTAGTTGCAACAGTCAACCCTTTACCAAAAGACTCAAAGGACTTTGTTATTTTCCCTAAACTTATGCTATTCTGTATTAAGGTATTTTCTAATGCCATTAGGAAGTAACGATATTAAGAAGTGAAATAGTCGTTAAGACATACATGTTACCACGATTATTACTAGAAATACTAGGAATATCATTAACGGGACCACCTGCAGCAACTGAACTTGGTCGTGGTGCAGACGCTGCCATTTGTTGTTCAGGTGCGGATTGAACAATAACCACAGGTTGCTCATCAGTTGATTGCGATATTACCTCAGAGACAGTATTATCTCTGGGCATTGGTGTCATATTAATTCTTGGTGGTGTAGGAGGTTGTGATGGTTGAATTGTTGTTGAAGGACTAACTTCAGGTGCTTTTTGTGCCTCTTTATCCAGTGCTATCTCTAGCAACATATCCTCTCTTGCACGAGTTGCATCTAAAGAGCGATCAACACCAGTATTTGCCCTATCATTTGTAAAATCTGCAGTGCTCATTATCAGATCTTCAGGCAATTCTGCATATCCACTATTAACTACATTGGTATTCACAGAAGTTACCTGACCATTCTGTATCATTCCAGATACTGATCTTGTTATTGATTCACCACTTTCAGTTATTTGTCTCTGAACATCCGCATATGGTGCCATCGTCCTCATGGCTTCTTCCATTTTAAATTGTCTAAATTCAATCAGTGCTTGTTCAGCACCAACTTCTTTCACTCTCTTATCAAGACCAAATTTATCATACAGTGCTTGCTGTGCTCCTGTTATATCAATGGTGTTGATGGAATCCATCAATCCAGTACCAAAAGCATCTACAGCAGGTTTTCTAATAACATATTCACCAGCAGTCAAATTAGCAGGTACGTTATCAATACCTCCAGGACCTTCTACCACACCACCTTTGTTATATTCTTCTATTCCTGGAATCTCTTCTGGGGGAGTAAGTGGATCTTCGTTCGACTCTACTGGAGGTGGTTCTTTCGCGCCTGGTGGAGGTTCCTCAGGTGGAGAATTTGAATCTACATTATCATCCTTCTGATTCCCACCACCAAAATTAGTATTCCACCAGTCTTGAATACCTTTTAATGCATCTGAACCCGCCTGTACCAAGAAGTTCAATAACTCTTGTCCTGGTCTTGTAAACAGACCTGCTACAGCGAAACCAGCAAGACCAATTCCAAGTAATCCAAAACTTGCAATCATTTTACCGATTACAAGTTTTGCTCCAATGAATAATGCAGTAATTGCACCAAGACCAAGTAAAGTCTGATTTTTTATTTCTTCTAATCTATCTTTATTACCTGTTGATAATGCGTTAAGAGTATCCAGTCCCTTATCAACTAACCACCCACCAATCAATGTTAGGAAGAAATTGCCCAATCTTCCCAAAGTAAACTGTGCCTTTGCTGCTAACTTTTGTGCTGGAGCGATAGCAGCAGACTCAATTTTCTTTTCAATTACAGATTCTTTTCCTTCTCTAAGTTGCTGTTGTGCTAACCTAGCTTCTAATGCTTGTTCTTGTGCTTCTTTTTGTCTCTCTAACGATTGTGATGTTGCTAAATTTCTACTAATAGATTGTAACGATCCTGAGAGGACATTCATCTGCCCACTCAGATTTGCAACAGATCTTGAGAGGTTCGTTAACTGAAGAGAGTTTCTAGTTAAAAGGGCAGTAGTTATTTCAGATTGAGCTGGAGCGGTCTGTCCTCCCGTTACTGGAGATCCTGTTGTTACTTGTGACCTTTCTTCAGCCATTCTGTTGTGCCTTTAAGTTTTCCTCTTCAATGTATTGCTTGAGGAAAGATAGATAGACTTCTTTCTCCCAAGGTATCATATTTTCTAACTCCGTTAAGCTATATTTATGATGCTGCATCAAGGCAAAATTGATTCGGAAGTATGACTCAAGGTCCGTATGAGCCATACTCACCCGAAAAAACTTGCTAATCCCTCAAGAACAACTTCATTATCTACACCAGTGTTAGGGTTAGTAACAGTAATGTTATGAGAGAGTTTGGGCATCGTTGTAAAGAAGTTTTCAATGTCTTTGAACTGTTTGGAACTCAGACCTTCTACAAATTCACGAAGTTCTTTCTTAGTACAATCTTTGGTTGTCCAAGACTCCTCTTCATTATAAATCTGCTCAATGGATGACATAATCACATTGAAAGTTTCATCAAGATTTACATCAGAAACACTGAAGTTATTCTTAACAAATTCTTCCATTGATGGATACTTCATACGCATCACCAAAGTATCATCAAGACGAATATCTCTTGAGTGAGATTTATCAAATTGTACTTCAATATCATCTAATGCAATGACGACAGGAACCTTAGTTTCACCATCATCAGGGCAGGTAACCAAAACTTCAACTTCCTCACCAACAGACTTGCCTCGAATGTTGAGGAACAAATATTCAATGTCAAAAGTAGAAAGTTCTTCTACTTTCACACCTCTTGAGAGAATACACGCTTTGATTACGTCTTTGACTGCAACAGCAATCTGCGATGGATCTTCACTCTCCATCGCAATAATTAAAACTTTTTCCTCCTTAACCAAAAATGGTCTATACTTAATTTTTTTCTTAGTAGAAGGAATCACCAACTCATACGTCGGTGTAGCAATCTTAGGTAAAGGCATTACGATTCATGCACGTCAGTAAAATTATTTAGAGAGGTTATCAGATTCTTCTTTGACCAATCAGTGATCTTGAAACTTCACTATCTGAAATTGTTGAACCACCTCTCAACCAATCAAGGTTATCTACTTTGCCTTTAAGCTTAATCCCAAGGTCATCATTTAAAATTTGGTCTTGTCCAAGTTTTATTGGTAGATTACCATAGACATTAGTTGCATACGCTGAGGAATTATCTTTATTTCCTCTACCGTTTCCAGACTCAGGTCCATCTTTATTTCCGTCTGTTCCATTGAAGACATTAAAGGAACGTGATTGTCCAGAAATGTATCTATCAAAATGGAATGATGCAGTTGCTTTTAGAATGTTTGTCCCTTCATAAGAAACAGTTGTTGAATCAAGAGATATTGGAAACAAACCCCAGAATCTATACTCAATATATCTCTTGTAGTCTTTCTCAAACTTTGTAATCCTAGTCTCATCAGACTTGTATGCTTCTGGGTATTGCATTCTATAATAATAGTTTTCATTAGTATATGCAACTTTATCATTACCCACAGTTGAACCACTGGCAATGAATTCCATCCAGTGTTCTATAAACTTTAAACTCTTATATCCCGTATCCACGTAGAATTCCATTGTCATTCTAGTGAACAATCTACTGTGTGCCATTTTTTCAGCAACACCTTGATAGTTTCCTACAACATCTGCTGTTGCGAGTCCACTACCAGGAAGTTGTGCTCTACTGCACAGTAAACCAACACCCTCTGTTACAAACCTTGCATCAACACCTCTATCTTTCAGATAATCTCTCAAAGATTTCTGATGTAATCCAAACTCCACCATGTAATGGGAAGTTAAAGAAACATTAGAAACTAGAGGTTTTATCTGTGATATTTTTTTGGGAAGCGGTCTAGGCACTCTAAATATCTTATATTGATTGTTTAGTTATTTAGATGTCATATAAGGGAAAATACAAACCATCATATCCAAAGAAATATAAGGGTGATCCGACCAATATTGTATATCGTTCTCTCTGGGAACGCAAGTTTATGGTCTACTGTGATAACAACCCAAACGTTTTAGAATGGCAGTCAGAAGAGTTTTGTATTCCATATCGTTCCCCTATTGACAACCGAGTTCATCGTTACTTTCCAGACTTCTTCATCAAGTATAAAGATGTAAGTGGCAAAACCAGATCATCTTTAATTGAAATCAAACCAATGAGGCAGTGTTCTCCCCCACCAAAACCAAAAAGACAAACAAAGAAATACTTAAACGAGGCATTTGAATATGCCAAAAATCAAGCGAAGTGGAAAGCAGCGCAAGATTATTGTGCTGACAGGATGTGGGAGTTCAAAGTCATGACCGAAAAAGAACTTGGTATCAAGTAATGGCACAAAAAAAGAGGGAAACACTCTTACAGTCACAACGAAGAAAACTCGCTGAACAGAGAGCAGCAAAAGCAGTAGCAGATGCAGCTCAGAGACCCACAGATACAGATGAAAATCGCAATAGAATCCGTAAAGTAGTAAACAATGTAATCGGTGTTAGAGACCCAGACATTGTTATGGATCAACTGCTTCAGGTTTTAGAAAAGTCTGAAGCACCAATACCAGGAAAATTGTATGTTTATAAGTATGTTGCAATCACACCTGGCATTCGATATGATAGAAATCCTGTAGTACAGATACGAAATATATCAGACAATGGTTGGGTAGGTCAGAACTTTCATTGGTTGGGAAAAGGTCAGTCAATAAGAAATTATCTGGCAAGTGAAGTTATATCTGATGGCATTTATGAAATCTATCCATCAGAACTTAGGGACGTTATGATGCTACCAATAAGAGATTTCAAAGTAGGCGGCTAAATATTTAAAAATCTCGATATAAATGCCCGCAAGAGATCCCTACCTTGGAATGCATCCCAGGGAAAGACAACAAGCAAGATTTAAAGAATGGAGAGCGTCCAAGGCTGCTGAAAGGGCGAAGAAGATTGCTAATGCACAAGAGACTGGGGGTGGACAAAACCCAGAACAACCTGCAAGTCCTACAAGGAATGCACCATCAAATACGGTAGTATATAAGTATCCATTAAAGAGGATTGATGCCACTGGTGACTACCTAAGAATTCAAATTTTTGAGCAACTCAGACAAGATGATATCTTCGGGCTAGCAAAAGGTACGTTTTTTACTGAAAAGACTAATAAAGACGGAAAAAAGACACTTGAACTTGCAAGTCCGATAAATCTTACAGGCATTACAAAAATACCAGCAATAAATGATGTTTGGAATGATATATCACCAAGTGGTGCTGTTGGTGGTAATGATGCATCTCAAAACGCCGCAGTTGAAAAGGTTCGGAAAAGCGGTTCAATAGATATCATTCTACCCATACCACAACAAGTTTCTGATAACATATCAGTTGCTTATGCCGAAAGTTCACTCAATCCTCTTGAAGCTGCTGGATTAAATCTTGCTGGAGAAGCCCTGCGTCTTGGTTCTGGAGATGCAGAAGTAAAAGTGCCATCCCAAACGGATATTAGTAATGCAATTTTTGCTAATGAAGGATTTGGTGGATCAGGAATAAAGCCAGGGACAAGAAATGCTCTACGTAGTATTTTTGCTGGAAAAGCACTCAATACTTTAGGTGCTAATGTTTCTGCCGATTCCGTTCTTTCTAGAGCAACTGGACAAATTCTTCAATCAAATCTTGAACTTCTCTTTAGTGGAGTAAAATTAAGGACGTTTCCCTTTATCTTTGATTTTACTCCAAGAGGTCCAGATGAAGCAGAACAGGTGATGAATATTATTAGAGCATTAAAACAATCTGCTGCACCAAGAAGACAAGGAAATGGTGGTCCTCTTTTCATTGGATCTCCAAAGATGTTCCAATTGCAATACATTTCTGGAAATATGGAACATCCTTTCTTGAATAAGTTCAAACTTTGTGCTTTATCAGATATTAGTATCAACTATACTGCATCTGGAACATATGCCACATATCCCGATGGAACTCCTGTTCATATCAGAATGCAATTGACATTTAAAGAGATGAATCCAATCTACGCTGAAGATTATGATGAAAAATATATGGGTCCATTTAGTCCAGAACACTATAATAGAACACAAGGAGGAGTAGGATTCTAATGAGTTACTTTAGAGAACTACCAAATATACTTTATCAATCAAACCTTTTACATAAGACCTCATCAAGAGAATATGTAGCGGTAAAGAATATTTTTCGTAAAG